CTAACTTTAACTCTAAAAGGGAGAGTGTAGGGTGTAGGGTGTAGGGTCTGTTTTAATTAGTTATATTTGAAACAGACCTCCCAACCCATTCTGTATAATAAAACATTATAAGCACCCTACACCCTACACCCTACATTTCTAAAAAAGGAGCCGTCGGCAGACTTATTCAATATATTTCGCAACCACCCAATCAGCAGATTTCCGTTTCCCTCCTTCGGGCGTGTTTTTATCCCGCAGGTTCTCAATCTCCTTTTGGAACTGGGGAAGAGTGTATCCCATCTGCCCCAAGTGTCGTCTCAAAGCAACGAACCTCCCGCAGGTCTGTATTTTAGGCGATAATTTCTGTAATCTCTTTTTGTTATACACGACATTAAAGCCGTCCTTCTTTGCCTTACCCAACAGGCGAGTTAAGTCGTTGGTTGCCTGACCCAAAATCAAGCGAATCATTCGGGGAATGAACCGCCAATCAGTATCCCATTTAGCCCCGTAAGAGTTGAAGTATTCAATCGTCTTATCAAAGCGAAACAGACCTACAAAATGTCCGCTGTTGTATGTGTCCTCAATCAAGAGAACCCTGAAACTATCTTTCTCGGGCAAGAGTTGCTCAATAGAATGGTAATCGCTCAACTTACTATACTTGATAATGTCGCTCGGGTCTATTTCAAGGTATTTTTCTAAATCAAAGTTAGTCATCGGTTCTCCTATTCTTTTTTCAATTTCAGCGTCGCTCATTTATATTATACGGATATAAAAAAAAGACGATTTAGATTATTTTGCGTTTAGTTTAGGCGATTTTAAAATATCAGTAGTATATAGAAATGGTGAATTGGGAAAACTCTTATATTTACGGGAAGAAGCAAGAAAGCGAAATCCTACCCCTGATACGCTCTTATTTTGGAAGAGAAATCACCCCGACAAAAGACAGGTATGCTAAATACGATTACTACGACGACGACTTCAACTACGAAGTCAAGTCAAGGACGAACACGATGAAAGCATACTCAACCACGATGATTACCAAGAATAAGACGGAAGGGAGTGATAAACCTGTGATACTGCTGTTCAATTATAAAGATTGCCTTGCTTACATCAAGTATGAAGAGGAGCAATTCAAAGACTACCTTGTAGAACAATTCAGCAGAGCAGGAAACCAAGCCGACGAGAAACCCCACCTATATATCCCAATAGCACATCTCTCCGTTATTGAAAGTTATTAATTAATACTTTGTTAGCAATAATGTATTAATTCCATCGTATCATATTGTAAAAAATTGATTGTGATTTATACCAACCTTCTATAAGCATCAAACAACAACAAGTCGTAAGACAAAGTAATTAAGATGACGACATTCGTAATGGATAGCGGGAGTGGTGAGGTGCGTGAGGAAACACCCTTGTTCCTACAAGACGGCGGAGAGGAGAAACTGGCTGTGCGTAGAAAAGAGTTGGAGGTCTTTGTGAAACTCTTAAAGACAGCCCCTTATTCTATCCTCAAAAAGACGCAAGTGTTCCTCAACCCCTGTATTGAGGAGACGGAGTTGTTAAGATGGTGGAACGACCCTGCTACCAAGGTAGAGGTAGGGGTGTGGTTGATGAATAACGACCACAAGGTGAATGGTAAGTTCGGCAATTGGTCAAATGGGTTCTTGGGTAGTCGCTGGGCGGATTATAAGTTTAATGGAAAGGTCTGCCGTATCGCATTCTATTCTCGTAAAACCGACCCTCACAATTTCCCCGATGAAACAGAGAGAAACAATCTTAATGGTAAGAACTACCTTTTGTGTTTTGACCCATCTTAAACGAAACAAAACAAAACAAAACAAAACAAAACAAAACAAAACAAAAAAAGGGCAACCCCTCTTTTTTAAATGATACGATGGAAATATATGGGTGAGTGTAGGGTGTAGGGTGTAGGGTGGTTTTTAACTTTTATTATAGAGAATGGGTTGGGAGGGCTGTTCCAAATATAACTAATTAAAACAGACCCTACACCCTACACCCTACATTCATTATAAACCCTCTTTGTTATTTAGATTATTTCCAAAAAGAAAGAAATAGATTAAAAAAAGAAAGAAATAGATTATATAAATAGATTATTACTGATAAAAATAGATTATTACTTACTCATATAGGTAATAATTTATAAATTATATCTTGAAACAATCTATTTTATATATAGTTGATATAATCTATTTTTATCAGTAATAATCTATTCTGTGTATATATGAAATAATCTAATAAACTATAAATTAATCTAAATCTCTCTTATATTTGGATTAATTCCATCGTATCATATTGTAAAAAATTGATTGTGATTTATACTATACTTCTATAAGCATCAAAACAACAACAAGTCGTAAGACAAAGTAATTAATATGTCGTCAGTCAGCATTTCCACAAAACTACCAAGAGTAATCCACAAAAAGGAAATTCTCGAAGAATATTGGGAAATCCTCGAAGAATATGACGATGAAGACGATGTCTGTATGACTTGGGGCTTGTGTGAGGGGCGGATTCGTCTCCTTAATGTGCGGGAGATGGTGGAGCAGGTGAATCAGTGGAATGTGTTGAAGAAGGTGGAAGGGAAACCGAATGACCCCTGTGGTATCCGTGTTGATTTCTTTAACAACAAGGAGTTCGTGATGAATGGTGTGAAGTGGTATGTCTTAATCGCACAACCCTTCGACGAAGACAAAGAAATCTGCTCGTTTGCTGCGTCTTGTCCTCTTTCCCTGTTCCTATTTAAGACGATGGTTGTGGGGCTTACCTACGCCTTTAAAAGCAAGGACACAAGAGACTTCTTCGCCTTCGCTATTAATAACCGAGTTGCGGTTAGAAGGGGCGACTATTCAGGGTGTAATGGGGAAATTCTCGCAACCAAGAACGCTGCCGAACTGCTTAGCACTGCCGATGTTGCTCCACCAAAGCAGGAGAAAGTCAAAACCAAAGCGGAACTCAAAAAGGAGCAGACACGCAACGCCAACAAGGTCAAGGCGGAGGAAAAGAAAGCCAAAGAGGAACAGGAACGCCTTGCCGCAATCGCCTACGCCAAGAACCAAGCGGACAAGAAAAAAAAGGCAAGGGAAATCGCAATCAAGAAACAAAAGGCGTGGCTCAAAGAGGGGGAGAAATTGTTGAGGATATTTAGGGTGTTAGATTAATTAGGATTTTGGTGTAAGTTAAATAAAATAAGGAGGTTTTTTTTAATGTGGTGGTATATTATAAGAATGAGTTTAGAAAACAGTTGTGCTAATCCTGCCTTTCCTCTGCCGATTGGGTGTATAATGCCCTATATGGGACTTGCTAATTCAATCCCTCCCACCTTTTTAGTATGCGATGGACGGACTGTTAGTAAGAACGATTTTCCCGAGTTGTTTTTGGTCTTGGGTAATACATTCAACGGGACAGCGGTAGTGCCGACAGGGCAATTCAAACTGCCGAAAATCAATGACCAACAAACTTATTTAGTCCCCAACGGAACGCTTAAAACTGACCCGACAAAGGCGAATGGTATTATTCCACCCTATCTACATTCCAGCGAGGCATTACCCGCTCTAACAGGAACTGAAATTCCTCAATTGTCCCCTGTAAATTTTACACCCACCTATCCAAACGAGCAAATAGGGGTTGTTGGTAGGTCATTCAACGCAAGAGGGGATTACCCACCCGCTCGTTATCTCGCAACAGACAGCACGGGGTCATCTAACCCTCCTATTGTGAAACTTGATAGTTCGAACGAGACTGGGGGGTTCGCCACGATGAACACAGCGGATTACATATACCAAAACCCAACCCCTGCCCCAATTGGTGATATTATTTTGAACGACGACCATTCCGTCCAATACGGCGGTATGTCTTGTATTTATATCCTCAAAGCGTTCTCGTCTTACGCTCTATCTGCCTCTAAAAACGCAGCCATCAACAGAGTTGAAGAACAAGAGGCGGAGTATGTGGCTGAGGTGGCGGCACAGGGGGCGGCAGAGGTTGTCGCTACCAATCTCCAAGACGCAGCAAACGAGCAAAGAGCCGCTGATGAGGCTGCGGCAATCGCTGCTGATGGTGCGGGCGGTGGAACGGCTGACCCTTACGCAAATGTTCCGCAATTAGAGGGGTTTATAATCTCACCCAACCCTACCTTTTAATTTAGTGTGTTTTAATTTTTTTTATAATCTACCCGTATATTATAAGAAATGTCTGCTATCGATAACGAAGGATTTAACGGCTTTCCCGTGCCGATAGGAACGGTGATGATGTGGGCGGTTCAAGCATCAAAGCCCCTGCTCGTCGCCGATTTAGAAAATTATTCAGGATTTTTAGTGTGTGATGGTAGAGACCTGCTTATTAGTGAGTATCCCGACCTTTACCGTATTCTTGGCGGGACATCTATCCCATATAACGATTTCGGGGTTGCTCCCCCTGTTGGTTCTTTTAAACTACCAAACCTACCCAACCCGAATGGGGCAGGAGGGATACTCCCTTTTCTAATCGGTGGGGCAACAGCGGGGGCAATCATCAACCCTACTGGTCAGCAACCAATCGCTACTGCCGAACTTACACTAAAAGCCTCCCAAGTCCCTACATTCCCGCTCGATTACCCTGCCCCTAACCCTGATGGTGGTCCGTTAATCCCTTACACTTGTAATGGCTCTTACTACTGCTTCGCACCTGATGGTAGCAAGATTGGGACGAATGTTTATACAAACTCTAACACCCTCACTCGTAATCCCGACGGCAATTTATTTTTGAGAAATGATGTAGGGTATTCGTCTGCGGGGGGTATCGGTAATGATTTAATCGCACCTCAATTCTCCTACACGGGAACGAACACCCCGATTGATATTACCGTTTCTCTCACGCAAGACACTTTCCTCGCTCCTTCTTTTTCTATTGTCCCCATTATTAAAGCAAGTGTTAAGACCAATTGGGCATATGCGTAGTGTCTGCCGTGTCTGCCGACGGCTAAAAACCGACTACAAGCGGAATTGTTCGACGGCTAACCTTTTTTAGAAATGTAGGGTGTAGGGTGTAGGGTCGCTCCAACTTTCTTTTATAGAGAATGGGTAGGGGGCTGTTTCAAATATAACTAATTAAAACAGACCCTACACCCTACACCCTACACTCTCCCTTTTAGAGTGAATTCATCTGTATCTTTCATTATAAAAATAATGTATGTATATATTATAATGAGTTCAGCAAACAGTTTAGGCGAAGCAGATTTCCCCCTCCCGATAGGCGTAATGTCCTTTTGGTGTGGCGACACTAATGGTGTTGTTCAACCCCCTACTGGTTGGTTAATATGCGACGGGAGCGAACTACTAATAGCGGATTTTCCTCTACTTTTCAACATTATAGGAACACAGTTTGGCGTTTCCAGCGACCCCGCAACAAAGTTCTTATTACCATCTACCATCGGCAACACAGAGACAGCAAGTGATGGGAAACTCCCCTCTTTTGTCGCTGTAAATACAGGTGCTTCAACGGCGGGAGACGCTGGGGAGGCAAATCTATCCTTTACGCTTACAGAGGCGAATATGCCCTCGTTGCCTACATTTAACCCTGCTACGGGCGTGGGTATTCAGGCGACTAATACCGTATGGACTTCTACTGTGAATAATGCGAGAAATGTTGCCGATAATGATGGAACAGGTGCTTCATCAGGCACGGAGAATAGTGATAGTAATGTTGTTCCTTATAATACCCCCGTTCAAGGTGTTTATATTACACCCACCAACACGGCAACGCTGTCGAGAAACCAAGCCCCGCTCTCTTATTCGGGAACGATTAACCTCGACGGAGAAGTCCCAGCGAGATACGAGATGCCTATTATCATCAAGGCTTCCTACGCCTTTTAATCCACTTATTTAGCATCTTTTTTATATGTCTATATACTATAAGAAAGATGTCGCAACTAAATCCGTTTAAGAATGCTGCCTCTGCTGACCAAATCTATTTTGATATAACGGTAAGTAATCTACAATCCACTATTACTGAACCACCCGTGTTCTACTTTAACGAACAGCGTAGCAGCCCTTTTATAATGAACCCCGAAGACTATTATTTAAGTATCTTGCGATTTACTGTGGAGACGGGGACACTGCCCGTGTTTATTCCCGTTATCCAACCCAATCAGGGAGACAGAGATTTAACCATATACTCTCTCCAATTGGAATGGGAAGACCCAGCAACCCTGACTACTTACACATCAGGAGAGACCTTTTTAAGGTTCTTCCCACAAAACAGAGCAGCACCTCTTCCACCCCCTCCAAGTGCGACCGCAAATGGTATTCAAAACAACGCAAACCGTTATTACGAGGTGTATAATTATTCTGTGATACCTCTCTTGGTGAATGCCGCCCTACAAACCGCCTTTGCCGCCCTTGAAGCGGCTGTAGTAGCAGGGGGTGCGGCTCTCCCATCAGGTTTCGCTCCCGTAATGACTTGGGACAGTAGTAGCGATAGTGCTGTGTTGTATTTTGATACGGCAGGTTATAACTTTTATTTCCCTTTGGCTACTTACCCCATTCCTCCTGCTGGATACGCCCCTATCAGGTTGTTTTTTAATGCTCCCCTTTACGGGCTTTTCCCCTCTTTCCCAGCAGAGTATTTAGGGTATGCCCCGTCTTTGGTCGGGAAGAACTTTCTATTTACCCCCTTTAATCTTGGAGGTCTTAATAACGGAATTATCACTCCTTTTCCCGTTCCAACTGCTCCTCTCCCTGCTACTTGGACTTCTACGCAGATTTATCAGGAGTATTCCACAATCGCCAATTTTAGTCCAATCGTGGGTTTGGTATTCACCTCCAATACCCTCCCTATTCAACCAAATCAAGTATCCACCCCCCTCGTGATTAACAACTCCCAACAGGTAGTTTTAGGAGGAAATAACAGCGATTTTGCGAATATCATCACAGATTTAGTGAGTGATACTGGGCAATACAAACCCAATCTTACTTATAATCCTACGAGCGAATACCGATTGATAACTCTTTACGGAAACCGACCTTTAAGCAATATAGATATTCAAGTATATTGGAGGGACAAGTTCGGCAGACTAAATCCTTTTAGACTGGCGAGTGGCGAGGCGATAACCATTAAAGTCGCATTCTTGAAAAAAGGGGCATACAATCGAAAGGCGAGTGATTAGAGGGTCTGCCGACTGTCTGCCGACGGCTAACCTTTTTTAGAAATGTAGGGTGTAGGGTGTAGGGTCGCTCCAACTTTCTTTTATAGAGAATGGGTCGGGGGCTGTTTCAAATATAACTAATTAAAACAGACCCTACACCCTACACCCTACATTTTCATTTTTTAGAATTGGGGCGGAGTATTTAGGCGACGGGCAATTATTTCTTTTTATAATATTTATTATCGTAGTATATATTATAAAGATGAGCGACTTTAAAACAGTTTTAGTTCGAGATAGTGTGATTGGCGACATCACCAGCGATTTAGACTTTGCCGTCAAATCAGGGGCTTCCCAAACCACTTTCCAGCGTTTTCCAGCCACTTCGGCTTCCAACTCCTCGCTTATTTATTCAATCCAAGTGCCGAGCGAAAATGTAGTTATTGGGCGTGATATGTTGATTACATCAGGGTTGAGTTTCACTCTTACCGCTACGGGTGTCCCATCGGGTGCTTTCGCTTTGAACTACGGTGCGACAGATGCTTTACAGGCATTCCCACTTGCCTCTTTGATGACTACCGCCACAGCACAAATTAACAACACCGCCGTTTCCGTCAATCTTCAAGATATTCTCCCTTCTCTTTTAAGAATGAATAACTCTCGTGAATTGTATCGCTACAATTCTTCTACTCCTTCTTTACCCGACCAATCATACGCTCGGTTCAGCGATGCCGTAGGAACAAACAACAACCCCCTTGCTGGATACGGTAATGCTTCCTACGATATTGACCAAGTGCCTCGTGGA